GTTCACGGTAGTGGACGCCAGAACGGCGACGGCCTCCCGCTCGCTGCTCTGAGCGAAGCAGCTCTGGAGCGATACGAGAAAAGTCTCTTGATCGTACTCGGTGCCGTAATCAAAGCGCGGCAGCAGCGCATTGACAACAAACAGCGTCTCGCGCTCCCGCTCTGCCAGCAGCCCGGAATAGAGCCGCACCTCGGTGGCGCTCACCACTTGAATGATCATGCGCTCGCGGAGCTCGTCGCGGCTTTCCTTGATGTAGTCCACCAGCGACGTGAGCGTGGTCGCCTTGATTGGTTCTGCCATGTGCTCCGCGTCGTAGCGTCTGAGATCCTTCGTGCAGTATGTCCGGCCGTTGATCTCCACGATCTCCGGCTTTTCCGCTCTGACCGCCAGCCCTGTGATGTATGCGATTGCCTCTTTGATACCTTCCATGTTTTTGCCCTCCTTTTATCCTTGTGCGGCTCGGTGATTGATTGATACGAAAAGACCGCCGGTCGCTCCGCGGTCGCCCTCGGTCTGGCCGCCGGTCGGCAGCTGCTCCGGGCCCTTCTGCTTTCCGCGCTCTCGGAGATCCAGAGGCTTGTCTGTCTGGAGCTGTTCGAGCTCGTCGATCAGATCCTCGTCGTCCTCCGGTTCGTCGAATAGGCTCATTTGTCCGGGCGTCTGCCCGTTATACTCTGCGATCTCCAGCTGGCCGGTTTTCAGATCCTTACCCATGAGCATTTGAGTGTCGATCGCCTCGGTCGCTGCGAGCTTGGTCGTCACCGAAATGGTGGTGTTGACGAGCTGGCGCGTCTTGTTCGGCGCGAATTTGATCTTGATCGTGATCTCACGCTTTGCCACGGCGTCTGTGTTCGGGTTCTGAATGTTGTCGGCCACTTGCAGCAGCGCCTCGTTGAGCTTTTCGGCGAAGGCGCCACCGGCGAGCTTTTGCAGATTGATCCGGCTCGTGCCTTTGTTGTTCGTCATGTTTACCGCCCCTTTCTGAATTGATCCGGGTTTGTGCAGGTGCTCCAATGCGGGATATAGCCGTACCCCTCGGCGCTCGCGTAGTCTCTCGCGATCTCTGCCATAATAACCTCGCCGTTAGGCAGCACCACTCTGGTGTTGCTGTACCGCGTCCGCACATAGTACACCGGGTTGATGTTGCACGGGATCGCCTTGCCGGCCGGCGTCTTGATCCAAATGATCTGCGCACCGCAGGCTTTGCACGGTCGTGTGCTCATGTTCTCGCCTCCTTCCTGAGCTCTTGCTTTGCCTTGTTTTTGATCCACGCCTTTATGCACTTTGCACAAGTTTCATTATCTGCGTACAAGTGATTGCACTTGTCCGGCACCTCATACCGGCAGAGGCCCGCCGCTGCCATGATCGCGGCGGCGATCGTCAGCGCTCTGGCGTCTACTTCTGCATTTTCCATGCGTTTGCTCCTTTCGTTGAATTTAGCCCGGCTGCTTAACATCGCAGCTTCTCGGCTCTACATAGGCGACGCTACCGTGGTTTTTTCCTAAAATCTGGAGAAAATACCGCGGCTCTCCCTTGTCGTTGTAGCTGATCCCGACCTGCGTTATCCGTTCAAACTCCATGCCGTCGAAGATCACCGGGAGCAGCTGCCGCGCCGCCTCGTTTGCTTCCTTGATTGTCACTTGCTTGCCTCCATTTCCGCGAGCGTCGTCTCCACGCCGTCCAGCAGCTTGATCACTCCGGCGATAAACTTCACCCGATACCGTTCAAGCTCTGCCTCCTTGATGTATTTCCGGCCGTACAGCTCCTTCATGTCACGCCAGACGCTCCACGGGATCCGGTAGAAGTTCTGGAGCTTAAAGCTCACCATGACGTAGGCAGCGGCGCCGAGCCGGTCGTGATCCGTGAGGCTTTGCACCTGCTCCGCTGTCAGTCGGCTGTATTCGATCCGGTCGTCCCCTGTGTGCTTTGCCTCAAATACGATCGCCCGGCCGCCGATCAGCGTCCCTTTGAAGTCCGGCTGCCCCGCCTTGATGTAGCAGGCCTTAAACTGCCCTTGCTTGTTCGGCGGGCCCAGAGGACGCATAGGCTCCGGCGTTTTCTCCACATACGCGAGCCCCTTGTCCCGGTACCAGTCGAGGCTCGTCTGGATCATGTTCTCGAAGATCTCGCCGTCAAGCCTGCTCCGGAGCCCTCTCTGCCTGCGTTCTTCTCTTGCAATGTTCGCGAGCGCTGTCGTCGCTGTCGGATCCGGGTAGCCCTCGCTGTTTTTGCCCCGGATCTCTCTCCAGCCACTCACGGCTCCCCGTTGACGATCAGATCGCGGCCGGGATTGCGCCGGAGCTGTTTCGCCAGCTCGCAGATCAGCTCCCCCTCGATCGTGATCTCTGCCGCTGTGCAGGCGCTCACGCCTTCAATATCAGAGCGCGAAGCCGGCGGGGAGAGTGTGACGCTGCCGATCGGCGCGCTCAGCTGCTCCCGCTGCCGGTTCCGGTAGAGCTCCGCGGCGTCGATGATCGGGATCCCGTGCTCTTTCGCGTAGGCGATCTCGGCGGCCATGCCCTCGCTCGGATTTTCCATGCCGTACACCCAGAGCTCGTCGCAAATATCCAGCAGCGAGATCCCGGCAGCCAAACCGAGAGCCCGCTCCCGTGGCACGCTGTCGTCCAAAAACTGTGTAAAATACACATGAGGCGCGAGCGGCAGCACGTCTGGCCAGAGCTCCAGAGCCTCCCGGCAGTATTCCTGCGCTTTCTGGACGTTCCGGTCTGGATCGTCTTTGTATCTGGAGCAGATATACACCAGCCGGGAGCGCTTGCCGCTGTCACGGTCGTGGAGCTTCTGATCGTTTGCGAGGATCTGAGCCTTCACGGCCTCCGGAGCTCCAGAGAGATCGGTCGCTGTTGTTCGTTCGTCTTTCATGGTTGTTCCTCCTTCCGTTTTCGGTTTGTAATAAAAACACCAGTCGTCCGGCCCATTCGTCGAGCCGTTCCAGCGTGCGCAGAAATAGCCGGCGCCCTCTTTGGTTGCATAGTCGCAGCGGCAGCAGCGGCGGTTGTGCCGCATTTCCTCGTCGGTCATGTGGTTGCCCTCCTTGGTTTTATGCTCATAATGCAATAGCCGTCCTTGCAATACTCGCCGCGCAGAACATAGAGCACGTCGGCGTTGCAGGTTCTCCCGGTATACTCTGCCCCGTCGTATTCTCTTAGCGTGAGCACGTCGCCGGTCTTGTATGGCCGGTCGTCTCGTCTAACCTCGAAGGTTTTCGCGCCGGATAATACGGCGGCGAAGTATTCTGGGAGCGTTTTCAGCTCGTGCGTGGTTCTGGAGAGCTTTCTCACTCTTACCTTCGCAGGTGTTTTCTGTGCCGGCTCTGTTTCAATCTCCGGGAGAGCCCAGTCGTCCCGGAGCACGTCGAAGGCGTCGCCCAGCTGAATTATATCCGGGTAGTTTTTCATTGCTATGGCTTTTGCGCCCTCGTCTATCTCGTAGGCGTAGTATTTCACATTCGTGAAGCCCAGAGCGTCGAGCACATAGCGCCCGGTTGCGATCCCGTCAAACATTGAGAGGACGACGATCGGCTCGTTTTTGCCCGCAGGGATATGGCTCAGAATAAACTTGATCACCTCGGCTGTCCAGCCGTTGCCGAGCGCTTTGTAGCGCTGTGAGTCCTTCACTCCTTCGGTGTAGCCGTCCGGCATTGTCTGGAGCCGTTCACACTCTACCGGCTTTAGCTTTCGGATCACATAGGCGCCGTCCGGCAGGTTTATGTCCTGCACCCCGTAGCGGGTTTCGATTTGCCCCCCCCGCTACGACGTGGTAGCTGTCCGGCTCCAGCGTGTATTGCGCGAGGTCGATCGGGCACATATAGAGCCCGGTCTTTGCGCCTTGCCCGCCTCCGTTTGCTGTCAAGTTCACGCTTTTGCCGTATGGAGAGTAAACGCGGTGAGCCTGCGCGGTTGTTTGAATATCGCCGAGCCGGATCGGCTGTGCCACATAATTGTCTTTCTGCACGGTCGTGAGCGTGTTCGTCTTTCCGTCTGTTCTAACTTCGAGGTGCTGCCCGATCGTGCCGTCCTCTTTGTACCTTCCGCGACTTGCTACGCAGCGGGCGCCCTTTGTGACGTGCTCCAGCCGGTAGAACGTCTCACCCTCGCTGCTGTCCAGTATGTCGTCGATAACGATCCCGCGATCCTCCGGCTGCCCTATGTCTCCAAAGTTGTGGACGTAGAAGCGTTGCCGGTTCTGTGCGCTCACCAGCGCGCTGTTGATGTAGTGAAGCGGCGCGCCGAGTTCTGCGCTGATCTGATCCTTGATTGCCGGAGCTGCGCTTTTGTTGTTCTCGTATAGAAAATAATCGGGCTGAAATTTGGCTTTTGCCGTCAAATAGCACTTGAACAGCTCCCAGCCGATCCCGCTTGCCTCTTTTTCGCGGCCGTTGTGCTGTGCTATGCTCCAATGGGTGCACGGCGAGCCGCCGATCAATAGCTTGATCATGTTGCTGTACTCTCCTATCCTTCCAGCGCCGGCCGCGCTGTCATTGTTATGCTGTCGAAGCTCCGGTGCGTGATCTCGTCCCACTCCCGATCTTTTCTTCGGCGGTCTTGCTCTCTGACTTCGAGAAGGCGCTGCCCTTTGTCCGGGAGAGCGCCGGTGATCGCGTCGATCGCTGCCGTGACTTCTGCCGGCGTCATTGCTCTGGCCTTCTCGCGCTCATACATTGCGGCGTATTGCTGCATAAACGCTACGCGAGCCATGCCGGGTTTGCTGTCGCCGTAGGTGCCCCGGTTCATGTCGTAGAGATTGTAGTACCCTATAACCTCCACCGCGCGCGCTACGAGCGGCGGGAGCACGTTCTCCAGATGATCGCTGCAATAATGCCCGGCGGTGTGCATATAGTCGGAGACTGCCGCCCACGCTTGATCCGGAGCGATCAGCTCCGGCCGCTGGATCTCCAGCATGATCTCCCGGAGCTCTGCCACACTCGGCGGCCACTTGTTCGTCGCTATGTGTTTCTTGACTGCGAGCCCTACGATCCGGGCGTCGTCGTCTGCGAACATAGCCGCCCAGAGATCGACGGTCGAGGCTACGGCCTGCGCGTCCCGGAATTTGTCGAAGTTCGGGTAGGCTGTGACAATGATCGCCACCAGCTTTGCCGCGTCTGCTCTTGTCATACCGGTGTCCCTCCTTCCTCTGCTGCGATTATGCCGGCGAGCACGTCCATGGTGTTTGGTTTTCCACCATTTCCACCCGGCTGCGGTTGAGAGAAGAACGGAGCGGCAGCTGGCAGCTCGTCCTCCCAGCGGCTCTGGTTGAGCCATGTCGCCGGGTTCGGAATGTAGCGGCCGCCCTCCCGCTGCCATTGCTCTGAGGCTTTGGCTGCGTCTATGGCTGCCATGATCCTGTCGAAAAGCTCCGCAGAGGGCTTGATCTTCTTCCACGACTTCTCAGCCGCTCCCTTGCCAACTTTCTTCGGGTATGCCTTCCAGAACAGCGCGAAGCGCTCGCTCACGGCGTCGGGGGGTATAGGGGGTGTACCCCCTATTTCTACTCTACTCTTCTCTACTCTACTCTTCTCTACTCTACCTGCGGTCTTTTGGTGGTCGCTCTGCGGTTTGTCCTCGGTCTGTCCGGCGGTCGTTTGAGCCCACGAGGGCGGCAGCGCTGCGGCGTCTGCGGGCTGCTCTTTGGCAGCGGCGCGCCTCTTTCTGGAGCGCTGTTTCTCCGCTTCTCGTTTCTCAATCAGACTCCCGGTGTATTCCTGCCAGTCGTGCAGCTCCAGCCCTCCGTCTTGCGTTTCGTCTACAAATTCCGCGATTTTCAGCGCCTCCACAAACTCGTCGGCGTTGCCTGTCCATTGCGCTGCTCTGGCGATCATGCGATTGCTGATACCGTCCAGCGATCCGCTCGGTGCATTATCCAAAGCCCAGAGCCAAAAGCTCACGATCAGCCCCAGCGCGTGCGCTGGATCGACGTCGAGCGCGTCGGCGGCCGCGTAGACTTTGCGGTGGTCTTTGAGTGTCTGGTGCACTTGGATCCATGCCATTGATCGCACCTCCTTTCGGTCGGTTTTTGGTTATGCCGGATAGCTTAAACGGTCGCAGCGCGGTTTCCTCTCGGTTTGTTTTCGGTCGCTTTGCGGTCTGTCCGTGGTCTGTCCGGCGGTCGTTTGTATCAATACCCGCCGCCCATAAATTCCGGCGGCACATCGAAGTCCGGCGGCACGTCCTCGTAGTTCTCCGGCGGTGCCTGATAGCCGGGATCCTGCTGCTCCTTATTCCCGGCGAAGTGTACCCGGTGAGCTGTGACTTCCACGTCTTTGCGCTTGCAGCCGTTCTTGTCCGTCCACTTGTTCGTCGTGAGCCTGCCTTCGACGATCACCTGCCGGCCCTTGGTCAGATACCGAGCGACAAACTCGGCCTGCTCCCTCCAGCACACGATCGTGAAAAAGTCGGCCGGCGCGTCTTTGCTGGTTCCTTCCACCGCGAGCCCGAAGCGCACGACGGGGACGCCGCCTTGCGTGTATCTGAGCTCCGGCGACTCGGCGAGCCTGCCCTGCAAATTCACACTATTGAGCATTTCGGTTTCCTCCTTGTCTTGATGCGTTGTCCATGTAGTCGCAGATCTCGTCATACTGCTGCCGCGTGAGGCTGTGCGGATCCTGCTGCCCGTACCTCTGGAAGATCTGAGCGTTCACTTGCTGCTGAGCTATGCCCGCTGCCTCTGCCTTCTTGTAAAGCCTGCTCAGCTGTGCCTCACTCAGCGGCCGCACAGCGCGTCCCTGCGGCCGCTGCTGCCCTTGTGCAGCTCCGGGCGGGTAATTATTGCCACCGGCGGCCGGAGCCGCAGCCGGGGCTTGTGGTGCCCTCTGAGGCGGTGCCGTGCTGTGATCCGCTGCGTCTGGATCGTCTGTGCCTTGGTCAATGTTGAATTTCTCGAAAAGATAATATTTGAGGCAATACGTCCACGCGGAGCCCTTCGCCTTGTCCGGGCCGCCGTCATTGGTGCCGATCGCGTGCAGCGTCACGTCCATGGTGTCCTTCGGGTTGTCTGCGTTCGTCCAGCGGATCACCAGATCGGCCTCGTAGATCCAGACGACGCGCTCGCCTCTGCCGGTGTTCTGCGTGTAGCTTGTGACGTACCTCGCGTCGCCGTTCTGGTCGTGCCTCGTCGCCCGTTCCTCTACTATGTCGAAGTTGACGCCGTGCTCGTTCATAGCCGGCACGAGAAGGCGGTACACGTCGGAGATCTTCGCGAAGGTGTAGCCGTGTTCCTCGTTCGTGCTGCCTCTGACGATCGCGGGGATCGCTTTCCGCAGCTCGACAAACTTCTGCTGGAGCGTCGCGGCCTTCGGTGCTGTCTGCTTTGCCGGAGCTGCCCGCTCCTTCTTCTCAGCCTCAGCCACGAAAGCCGCCCTCCTTTCTTACGATCGCCGGCAGGATCTCAGCCGCTCCGCGCATTTCGTCGGAATAATACTGCGGCCAGTATGTCACGCCGTCCACGCGCTGCCCGCTGACGCCGTACTTCGGGTTATATCCGAAGATATTCACATAGGCGCCGAGGTCGTCCCGCTCCGCTGCCATTGCCTTGCATACCTCCACCAGAGCGGCCACGTCGTCGATCGCCCTGTGCGAGTTCTGCACCTTGCCGCCGAGCCCGTAGTCCTCGATCGCATTCGCGAGGCGGTGAGGATATGCCCGGCGGTCTTTGTATACCGTCAGCGTGTCGAGATAGTCGGCAGCCTCCAGAGCTCTGAGCCCGGCCGGGCAGCAGCTCCAGAGCAGCACCTTGGTGAATTGGAGATCAAAGTGCGCGTTGTGCGCGATCAGCAGCACCGGCTTGTCTGCGAGTCTGATCAAACCGGTGAAGCGCTCGGCCGCGTCCATGCAGCTGACACCTGCCTTCTGGAGCATTTCGTCGGTGATGTGCGTCAGCTCCGTGATATTCTCCGGGAGCTTTTCGCCCGGTCGCAGTTGAACGAGGTCGTCCATTGAAGCGGTGACGGTCATAGAGCCGTCCGGCGCCCTCTCGATCCGCTGTGCCGCCAGCTCGATGATCTGACAGCTTGAAGGATCGAGCCCGCTCGTCTCGGTGTCGAAGAATACGAGCGCGGAATATTTGCCGAAAAGCTCGCCGAAGATCTCGCCGCTGTTGTTTTCATGTGTCATGGTTCTGCTCCTTTTCCCGCTGGCGTTCCTGTTTCCAGCGTTTGTAGTCGGCCAGAACGGCCGGATCGTCGAATAAGCGGGAGACGGAGCCGATCAGCGTCCGGCATATCGCGTCGGACTCGTGGGTGGGTATTGCGTCAAGATCGACGCTTACGGCCACCTGCGCCGTGTTCTGTGCTGTTTTCATGGGCTCGCGCCTCCTTTCTGCCATAGGTACACGCCGGGCAGAGATACCCGGCCGGCGGGATATATTGCCCGCGTGCTATGTTCCATTCCTTGCCGCACTCGCGGCACACTTCGTAGAGGTAGCCGCCGCGGTTCTTGCCTTTGCTTTTCAATTTAGCCACCGGTGCAGCTCCTTCATGAGTCTGTGATAGTTCTTTTTTCGGGCTCGCGCCTTCTTTGCGTGCTTGTATAGGTGATAGATCCGCGGGTTTATGCGCCGGAGAATACCGTCCAGATCCGGAGCGGCTGCGTTCGCCGGCAGCTGCTCCGCTGTAATAGGTTCATACATAACAGCCTCTGTCATTTCGCCACCCCCTCCGGCTTAAAGCCTGCTGCTTTCTCGATCAGCTCCGCGGCTTTCTCGGCGTCGATGAAGCAGACCTGCCTTGCCATGCTCACGGCTCCGGTGTATTGCCAGTACGCTGCGAGGTCGCCGCCCCTTGTCCGGTGCTCCGCTTCCTCTCTCATAGCGTCGAGCAGGTTTTCCACCGTTGCCCGCCTTGTCGCTTCTTCTCCCTCGTCGTCCCAGCTGCTCCCGCACTCCGGGCAATACGGATAGGGCGGGGTGAGTTTGGCGCATACCGGGCAGGTGTCCTCGCCGTCCACGGGGTACACCTGCACGGTATCGCCTTTCAAATCCTCGTATATGTCCCAGCCGGAGCCGCCGATCGTAGACTCGCCGCAGCGGAGCATGATCACATAATTGCCGCAGAATGCGCCGCGGTCATTGGTTCGCAGCGCGTCCTCGATCTCGTCGAGCGTCAGCTTGCCGCGTGCCTTCTCGACTACTACGACGCAGCGGTCGTGGAAGTCGTAGTCGCCGCGGACTGTGATCCCGCGCTTCATGTGGCAGGTGCCAGCGCCGGGCTGGCGGCAGGTGCCAGAGTGTCGTCGGCGAAGTGCCCGCCGTGGGAGCGCAGCCACTCGATCGAGCCGTCCGGGTGCTGGACGACGCCGTGCACGTCGCAGATCCAGCCGCTCGTGAGGTTCTTCATTTGCGCCTCCCGGTCATTGTATACCATGAGGCAGAGCTGATCGTTCCCGCTCTTGTCCTTGTATACCTTGCCGAGCTCCGGCCGCAGGTCGTAGTCCTTAACCTCCGGATCGTGCACGATCATGACGTCCACGTCCTTGCCATAGTCCGGGATCGTCAGCCGCTCCCGCATATAGGCAGCCATGCACTCGCCACCGTCGGAGCTCTCGAAGATCACGAGCTCGTCGATCATGCGCGTGAAATGGTTGAATTTTCTCTTGATAACCTTCATATCGGTGCCCCCTCAGTACAATTTACCGGCCACATAAATGCCGTCTTTGATGTAGTCCCGCATGATACCCTCGAAGCATTTCACGGAGTCGCGGAAGATCTCGTCGTCGTCGTCCTCTGCAATGTCGCGGAGATCTTCGTCTGTCGCCTCGTCCGGGACTATGAGGATCCAGCGGTCGTAGTATGCGCCCTCGTGGTTTAGGCTCCGGACGATCGTGTTCATTGCCTTCAAAAGCTCGAATTTTTCAGTTTTTGCGCTTGCCATGTCTGCACCCCCTCAGTGAATGAAGGGGCGCAGCTGGCCGTCGATCATTTCGTATGACCAGCCGGCGCAGTCGAAGCGGACGTAGTTCCAGTCGGTCGCCTCGTAAACCGGCGGCCGGTCGATCTCACCCTTCTGCCGGAGCTGATGGTGGCGGCTTACCTCGTATGTCGGGAGCTTACGCAGGATCGTGATCTTCTCCGGCGCAAAGCCAAACTCTGAGGCGATCAGCTCCACGGCCTCGCCGTCGGTCATGGTTCTGCCGCTCTGGCAAAGTTTCGCGTAGTCGTCGTCCTTCATGCTGCTGTTGTGCCCGTAGGGTTTCCACTCCTGCTCGCGCTCCAGCTGAGCGATCAGCCGCTCGGCCTGCTCTTTGAGGGCTTCGTTCTCGGCTCTGAGCTCGTTCGCCGCTGCGATCGCGCGGCTCTGATTATTGAGGGAGAGCATTGCCGCCTCCTGCTGGATCTTCTCGGCGAGGCCGTCTGCGTTCTCTTTGTAGGCCTTACAAAATGCGTCCTTGTCCCCGGACTGCTCCATGTAGTGCGCCTCGATCACGGTGTAGAGTTCAAAAGACGGGTAAAAGCCGGTGCGGTCGGAAAATTCTTTAATGTTCATAGCCTGCTCCTTTTCTGCGGTTAGTTCATTTGGCGGGTGTAGCCTGTGAGGATCTGCTCGATGTACCAGAGCGGTGCGCGCTGGTATTTCGTGTAGTACACAAAGCCGTTGATCTCTTGATTGAGCGCGTAGTGCCCGTCGGCGTAGCGCTTGACGAGCCAAACCTTTGCGGGGTTCCAGCGGTCGGGGTGCCGGGTGATCGTCGTGCCGTTCGCTCTGTGACGAGGAAACGCCGGGCGCTTGCCCGAATACTCGATCCCGAAGCGCCTCAGATAGTCGAGGCAGTCGCTCCACTTCCAGCTCTCAAACAGCACCGCGTCCTCTCCGAAGCGCCTCGTGGTGGCTCTCACCAGATAGGTGCGGTTGTCTGTTGCCGTGATCCTCACGTCCTTCATGTTGGTGCCCTCCTTTGTTTACTGTGCCGAGCTCTGCGTCTGAGCCACGGACTTGAAATCGTCCAGCGTGAGATCGAGGATCTGGCAGAGCTTCACAAACTCGTCGGCTTTTAAGTTCCTTGTGCCGTTGAGCGTCTTGCTGAGCAGGTCGGGGTTCATGTGGGCTTGTCTGGAAACAAACACCAGCGTGACGCCGCGCTCCTTGATCCTCTCGCCGATTACGGAAATAACTTTGCTCATGTTCGCGCCCTCCTTCCTTTGGCTTGGTGGTCTTGGTGTTCTGCCCACATTTTTTGGGCTTGTCATTATTATAGCCTATTTTTTTTAGGCTGTCAAGCCCTTTTCGCAATTTTTTTCTAAAAAATGTAGGCAAAAGACTTGATTTCGTCGTTTTTTTGTGTTATTATAGGACTTGGGAGGTGATTGTGCATGGCAGACGGCCAGAGCGAAACACGTCTCAGAATTGCCAGACTGTTGAAACAGTACCGGGAGAAGGCGGGGCTCACTATTCGAGAGGCCGGTCAGCTCTTGGGGAAAAGTAACCAGACTGTGAGCGCATGGGAGCAGGGCAGAGGTCAGCCCGACGCCGATATGTTCCTTAAACTCTGCGAAGTTTACGGCGTGGAGAGCGTGAGCGTTTTCTTTGGTGAAGATCCCCCAGCTCTCGATCTGACGATCGACGAGCGCGAGCTGCTGGAAGAATGGCGAAGCGCTACCGACGCCGCCAGAGAGTCCGCTCTCATGGTGCTGAGGTGCAATAAGCGCCCGGTTATCAAAAAAGAGTCGGCAATGTGATCTATGTGGATTTCCACCCCGGATCGTAAAAAGACGCCGGAGCTGCCCCTCCACTTCCGCGAGGGGTAGTTCTGGTATAAATAAAAAAAGCCCCGCCAGAAGGCGGGGAGAAAGTGAGGACGCTATGGGAATTTTTAAGAAGTTGTTCGGATCGAATAATCAGCCGGCCCCGCAGGCTCCGTCATACGCCCAGCCCGCAGCCGCTCCGGTCGTGCCGGCTGCTCCGCGCCCGGTTCCTCAGCCTGTGCAGCAGCGGCCAGCTGCTCCGGTGCCGGTCGTGCAGTCTGCAATCAGCTCCCGGTGGGTTGAAGCTGCTCCGGCGGGCGAGCTCAGCCGGGCGAACATTGGAAAACCCGCCGGCCCCCTCGGCTGCTATCTCACATATACCCCGGCCGTGCTGGAGCCGCCCACGGAGAAACAGCTTGCATATTTGAAGGATCTCGGCGTCCTCGTCCCGGTCGGAGCGACAAAGCAGGACGCCTCGTGCATGATTAGCAGAGCTACCGGAGAGGATAGCAAAGAGGGGCCGAGCTCTGAGCTTGTCGCTCTTGCTTTATCGCTTGGCACTAAATTCTCCGCATATATCGGAGCCGATCACTTGCTTTTCTCTGTCGTCGGATATGCCAGCGGCAGAGATCGCGCCGCTCTGTATGCTTACGCTGTGCAGCAGAGCCTCGTCGGCCGGCCGTTCGGGAATATGCTCACGGATCCGTCGCGCGATCGGTTCTACGCCTTCGCCGACGTCGTGGCAGCTGACGCCTCTCTCGTCAAATCGCTGGAAGGCAGAGAGCCGAGCGACTACTTGAAGCCGCAGCGCAGCACAAAGATTTTCAAGGCGGCGGCTGCGTTTTTGGCAGGTGGCACCCCGTGAGCAGGAAGAAAACGGCAGCCACTCCGGATCCGGCTCTGATCCCGGCCGTGATCTACGCCAGATACTCCAGCAGCGGGCAGCGTGAAGAAAGTATAGAGGGACAGCTCCGCGAGTGCAGAGCATGGGCGGCGCGGAATGGGTTCCGCATTATCGGAGAATACACCGACAAAGCCCTCACCGGCCGCACGGATAAACGCCCGGACTTTCAGAGAATGCTCCGGGACTCAGAGCGCGGCGTGTTCAAGGCTGTGATCTGCTGGAAAATTGACCGGTTCGCCCGGAACAGATACGACTCGGCGACGTACAAGTATAAGCTCAAAAAGAACGGCGTCCGGGTGTACTACGCAAAAGAGGCGATTCCAGAAGGCCCGGAGGGCATTATTCTGGAGTCGGTCATGGAAGGTTATGCAGAATATTACAGCGAAAACCTCAGCCAAAACATAAAGCGTGGCAATTATGACAGCGCTCTGGAGCGGAAAACGCTCGGCTACAAAGTGTTAGGTCTGAGGAAGGGCCCGGACGGGCGGTTCGAGATTGATCCAGAGACGGCTCCGATCGTTCTCCGGATCTTTGAGGAATACGCTGCCGGAGAGCCTGCAAAAGATATTTACACCCGGCTGAATAATGAGGGGTACCGGACGAGCCGCGGCGGTCTGTTCAATAAAAACAGTCTGCGGCATATTCTCAAAAATGAGAAATATGTCGGCGTGTATGCGTATAAGGATATACGAGACGAGCACGGGATCCCGCCGATCGTGAGCCGGGAGCTGTTCGACAAATGCCAGAGTATGCTCGCCACGCACCACCATTCACCGGCAGCAGCGCGGGACGTGTCTTTCCTGCTCACGTCTAAGCTGTTTTGCGGCCATTGCGGCGAGCCTATGACCGGCGACGGCGGCACGAGTAAAACCGGTCGCGTGTATCACTATTACACTTGTAACAATAGGAAACGCCGGAAATGTGACAAAGAGAGGGCACCGAAGGACTGGATCGAGCGGCTTGTGATCGACGAGCTGGTGAAGCTGATCCACTCCGATGAATTTATAAACGAGGTCGCGGATCGCTGCATGGAGTACCAGAAGCGCGAGAAGGATCAGAGCGTCCTCCACGCCCTCGAAGCCCGGCAGAAGGAAAACGAGAAGGCGATCCAGAACATGATCGCGGCGATCGAGGCCGGGATCATCACCCCGTCCACAAAATCCCGGCTCGTGCAGCTCGAAGCTGAGAAGGCGCAGATCGAGACGGGGATCGCTCAGCAGCTTATCGCCGAGCCGGATCTGGAGCGCGATCAGATCGTTTATTTTCTGGAGCGTTTCAGAGGCGGCGACATGGACGACGAGAGCTACCGGCAGTTGCTCGTCGGTGTGTTCTTGAATGCCGTCTACCTCTACGACGACAAACTCACCCTCGTGCTGAATTACTCCGGCGATAATTGCAAGGTGACGCTGGAGCTCGTGGAGAATGCCACAAACTGCGCGGATCCTGAGTGTTCAGCTTTCGCGCAGTCAGCTCCACCAAATTGCGCGAAATTGAACACCTCGGCGACGATCTTGTATTTCTTCGAGAAGGTTGTCGCGGTAGTGTGCAAAATTCGCAAATAATAGCGTTTGTAGACGCAGAGAGAGCCCGGAAGGTTGTTACACCCTCCGGGCTCTTTCCGTGCGTCCAGCGAGCTGCTGTGAGCTCGTGGACGGTGTTTCAGTTGTCTGCTGCCTCTGCCTTGATCTGCTGCGCTGCTGTTGCTGCGATCGAGGTCGCCACGCTGGCAGCGGTCGCCGTCACGGCCGTGGTGTCAGCCGCTCTGGCGTTCTTCACCTCTCGGCAGGCCTGCTCGATCTTGGTCGCGATCCAGACGTCCACGTCCCCGTAGATCTCGCCGAGCGTCTGCATGACGGCCGGGCCGAGGATCTGCACCGCTCTGTCCTTTGCCATTGTGAATGCGCGCTGCTGTGCCTCCTTGTCGAAGGTGCCCGCCTTTTTCAGCTCGTCGGCGTAGGTCTGAGCGACGTATGCCACGGCCTGCGCCACAGCTTCCCCCGCCAGCTTGATGAAATGCGCGGCGGTTTCATTGTCCGTCCGCTGCTGGAGCTCGTCTGTCTGCTCAGAGATCAGCGACGCCAGATAGACGCCACCCGCCATAATGAGCGCGCAAATGAGCGGCACGCAGAGTGCCGCGACGTTTGCGAGTGTTTCGTTCATTTTCTGTCCCTCCGTTTTTTCTCGTGATTCTCGCACGGAAACGGGCAGTTCTCGCAGTCCTCGCCTGGATCGCACCGCCCGTCCGAATTGGGGACGCC